CTTTACGGCAAATACAAACTGAAAAGGCTCAAAGTTTACAGGATTTAAAGCCTGGGCATAAAAGCCAAGTATTCCTGTGTATGATAATCTTGCATCTGCATTTGTAGCGTCTAATGTCGGAGTGATAGTTGTTATTGGTGTGGCATTAGTAGCATAGTTATATTCTACTCCGGCTAATAAGTTTTGTTTAGCAAAGTGATTGTACCTAACAACTACATTCTTTAGTGCAGGATAATATGTCCATTTACCTCCGCTTAATCTCATTAAATCACTACTTGGCAAATTAGTCTGTACATTAGACATAGTAAAATCAAAAGTAAATGTACCAGATGCCTGTACGCCTAATGCGCTATATTTAAAATATCTGTGAGCTGAAGGATTCCTTGCATATTCATTGACTTGTATAAACCAATATTGATTACCACTAAATATTAATCTTGCGCCAAATGTTTGACATATTTTTTTTAAAACATCGTAGCAACTTTGATATATGTAGTTGTTTTTTGTATCCTTATGATAAAATGCCCTATGCTGTATTACTGTCAATAATGCGTAATCATTAGCAGCATTGTAAGCTGTAGTATTCTCATTCCAATTAAAAACAGTGTGCAGCACTGGCAAGCTATTTGCCACCAATTCACTCTGTACAAAATCTAATTGATTAAGGCAGTTTAAAATATGTTGAACCACTGTATCTTGCCCATTGTAAGGACCTACTGCACTTTTATAGTCTAAAGTTTTTAGCCATCCTAATCCATCAATAGCAGATATTTGAGCAACATAACCAATCGATAAAGGGATGTCTTCAAATTGAACTAAATCTGTAACTATATAACCATACCAATTAAACGATACTGTTGTATTGTCATCTTCGTACGCAGTTAAATCCATTGTAAACCTACCCTCCACTGCTAATCCAATATCAAGAAGTAAAGTCTGTAAATCGTTATTATTTATAAGTAATGATAAATTGCAGGATGATCCGATGATAGGTGTAAATCTTTCAGCTCCTTGTTGGCTTTCGCTATCGTATTGTAATGACAGGCTAATAGTATCAAATGAATATGTCATACCAGAAAAGACATTGTCTTTTATAGCAACATTTATTTTTCTGCCTTTCTCATTATATACAGTCGTTTCAAACCTTACAGCCATTATTGTATTCTACTTAATCCCTTTTGAGATCTGTTTAACAATATAATCAAATCATTTCCGCTTATCCTTGTTTCCAATACTCCTCCCATGCCCATATCTCCCATCATTGACTTTAACTTTGACAAAGGAGCAATTACCTCGGGATCTACACGCGCGTTTCTGTTATCTCCGACCGTTGCCATAGTGGGCCCGTATGCCAAGCCACCTTCGGCTAACTTTGGAGCACCTATTTTCATTATAAGACTTTTCCCTAATGAACCAGCTAAACCTGCAATAGCAGGCGCGATGGCTAATAAAAATGGAGTAGGAGGTAAACCTGCTAATGCTTTAGCAACAAAAACCTTAATCATATCTCCAATAATAACCGCTATGCTTTGCCTAACTGCTGCGGCTAATTCTTTCATGCTCTTAAAACCACTTTCTGCTAAATTTGCAAATGCCTCAATACCCATAACAAGTGATTTTTGCAATGGACTTAATAAATCCTCAACAGATTTTATAGCAGGCGTAATTTTAGTAAAAGAGTTAGCTACATCTTCATTTGTTTGTTTTAATCTTTCATTTGCAGCCGAAATACTTTCTAATTTTTCTGGCAATAAATCTAAAGTTGGTAACATACCAATTAAACCAACTCCTTCACTTGCTGCAGCTGATACACCAACACCTGCACCTGTTGGAGTAGTAGCACTTGGTTCAGTTGGCAAAGTTGGTGCAGTAATACCACCACCTCCACCTGTTGCTTTTGCACCAGTTGTAAATAATGAGGCAAGTTTGCCTTTTAAACTATCAACAGTATCGCCAATACTTTTAAACTCTGTAGCTACTATTCTTTGTTCCTTTTGATACGATGTCAAACCATCAAGATTAAATAAATTTAACCCTAATGCTTTCTGTAAATAATCAATATTTTTTAAAACATTAGCTACTCCTTCCATTACGGAGTTTTTAATGTTTATCCAAATGTTTTTAAAGTTGTCACTAAATGCTTTCCAGTTGTCGTAAACATACAATGCAATAGCACCGATAGCAGCAATGGATGCAGTAACTACTAAAATCATTGGATTGGCAGCTAAATAGCTAAATGCTTTACTTATATTTCCTATTGCTTGTACTATTAATTTTGAGGCTCCGGCTAAAGCACCGTATGTGCTTATTAATTTACCAACTATAAAAATAATGGGCCCGATAGATGCAGCCACTAAAGCAGCCTTAACTATAAAGCCTTGTGTCTCTGGATTAAGAGCTTTAAATCCATCTACTAATCCTTGTATATATTTGCTTAAACTTTCTGCAACGGCTTGTAAATTTAATGATTCGTTTATAGCTTTGCCAAATTCAGCCAAAGATGCCGTTACATTATCTTTTAGATTATCAAACGTATTACCTAATCCACCTTGCGCTCTTTCTAACTTTGCTAAGGCAGAAACAGAGCGCGTAATAAATTCTTCACTACTTACACCTATTGCTCTTATTCCTTCCGCAGTCACTGTGCCAAATTCCTCTTTCATCACTCGGGCAAACTCTGGAAGCCTTTCTTTTATCTGATTAAGGTCTTCCTGTGTAACTTTACCAACCGCGCTTATCTGACTTAAAGCTAATGTAACTCCGCTAAATTGCTCCGCTCCTCCTCCCGATCTCGCTACGGCATTACCAAACTGTGTTATGGTTTCTCTTGCAGCATCGGCAGACATTCCTACTGATTGTAAAGAGGCAGAAGCCTGTACAACTTGCGGCAAAGCAAGACCAGGATTCTCTGCAACTTTACGCAACTTATCCAACTCTTCCTTTGCTCCTTCACTTGTACCCATAATGGCAATCAATCCATTCTCCAACTTTTCCATGTCGGCAAATGCTTTCAATGAAGCTGCTCCTACACCAAGCAATGGTAGAGTTATAGACTGCGTCATTGTGCTGCCGATGTTTTGCATCTGTGAGCCAAACTTTGTCATTCTACTTTCTACCTTGCCAAGCTCACGGGAAAGGCTCGAAACATCTATGCCAAGTTTAAGATTTAACTGCGCTGCATTTGCCATTATTACTCTTTATCCCATTTCTCAAAAATTGACTTGTCAACTTCTGATAAACTTCTTTTAGTTGGTTTTAAATTATCTGTCTCCCAAGGAAACTCAATCAAATCTTTAGGTTTAATTGATTTGCCTTTTGCCGTATGAACATTCAATAAAAGTGTTGTTTGCCACCTGGCTCTTTCCCACTCAAATTGCTGTTCTATTTCAAATTGATTATTATAACCTTGCATGGCTATAATAACCTCTCTCAATGACATTTCATAGTATTGCGGAGGGGAAAATTTTAATACTCCAAAGCAAAAACGCTCTATATAATCAAGCGTTAATTCTGCTCCTCCGCTATCTCGTTTTTTCTTTCCGGATCTTCTGGTACTGAAATCTCATTTGTTATCAGCTCCGTTATCCTGTTTATCCCTCCCTTATCCAAATCTACTAAGTCGCAAAACTTTTCTAAGGTATATGGGCACTTCTCCCCCTTTGCCTTGTAACCTGCCTGTACACCTGCATAAGCAAGTTCAAGAGCAAATAGCAGGTCTTCGCCAAGGAGGGAGAGGTCACTTAATTTAAGGTTCCTCTCCCTTAAAAATGTACCTAAAACGAACATACCAAACTTAACTGGTATGTCCGCATTAGCTATTTTAATTGTTTTCATTTTAGGTAATTTTTAAAATTATTTTGTAGTCTTAACAATAGCACCTGTAACCTCAAAAGAAGCTGAATAGCTTGTATTTTCTTCTACCGCTGCATTAAGGTCTAATGATGTACAAATGGCTTGCATTGTAAACACATTGTCTCCGCTGACATCTGTAGTAAATTTAATAGTCAGTGCAGTACCACTAATTAAATCGGTAAAGAGATCATCAAACAAGTAATTGGTAGATGAATCACCAGGCCCAGCATACAATGCCTCCGTAGATAGTGTGCCCGATAACTGACCTTTCTTTACTTCTCTCCATCCTCCGCTTGCGCTATCCTTTGTTAAGATTTCACGCATAGCAGATGAGATATTCATTTGGCACGATGTGGCGTAACCGATTGCAGTTGAATCTTTATACAAGCGCATCAACGTACCATTAATAATTCCTGTAGTTGGCATTTTATTATTTTTTAACTTTTGACAAATCTATATTAACATCTATTTTTTCCAATTCATTCTCATGCTCAAAATACTCCATAGGCATTGGCACAGGAATATAAATAGGTTGAGGTGCCTCTTGCACTTTCTTCTCTGGCATCTGCTCTACTACAAAGTCATCGTCAAGATGCTCTGCAATGCCATCCTTTATCATTTGCTCACCATATTCAGATAAAAACACACCTACTTTACCTGGTGCCTTTCCGTTCCACTCTTTTATTAATCTTAACTTCATAATTATCGTTTCATTCTTGCCATAAAATCAACACTCATCCAGTAAACATTTAAATCAGCATTGTATGCTTGTGAATCAGATGACATATATTTAACTGTCTGCACACTAATATCATTTACTGTACCTACAAATCTGTCTAATCTATTTCTAATGGAGTTTGATAAATTCTGTGTAGTGTCATAATTATTTGTATAAACATCTACTTGAAATTGTACTTCTTCTAAATTACTTTGTCCATCTTTGTAATCAACAGGAGTAGAATTTATAATTGTGTAAACACAAAAAGGATAGGTAACATTTTGAGGAGCAATGTCTGGAAAGATGCGTAATCCGCAAACACCAGTCACTGCCACATCAGTTGATAATCTCCCGTATATTACTTTTCCTATCATTCCCAAAATCTTTTAGGATACATTTTAACAAGTTCTTTTGCCTCTAATATCATTTGAGGATATACAACCGATGCAGACATACTTTTAGCTTTCATAACTATCTTTTGCCTCCATGCTTTGGCAGAGCCGTAAATCATGTGAGCGTAAAAGCCATCATATTTTTGCTCACTATTTAAAGTAGAACCTATTGGTTGTGGATTGTAATGAGGCCCGATTGCTCCATTAGTCCATTTATATTTTTGTAATAATTCGCTTAATCCTTTAATAGACCTTTGTAGGTTACCAGGTTTAACTATGTATCTATATTTAGCACTACCACCAGACTTTCCTGCTCCTTTGGCAAATGTGCTAATTTTATGCTCTTTTTTTGATTGAGGAATAAGAGACTTATATACATTTATTGCAGCTGGCATTCCAGCATTAATTACATCCATCCTTTTATCAACAGTAATATTAATTAATATATCATTAAGTTCTAAAACTGTTTCAGCTAAACCATTGGCAAAAATGCCTCTTATTTTTTTTCCCGATCCGCTTGCTCTTTTTAATCTTGATATTTGAGCCTGTGTTATATATGTCATTGGTAATTCTCGTTAAATGAACAAAACATATACATATACAATCTATCCTCGCTTATCTGTATGTTTTCAATTTGATATTTCCTATTCATGTAGGTAATTCTCATTGATTCTGTCACAGTAGTAATATACCTACAAGTTACTCTTATCTGACTTTTTGCCGTTATTTTACCTCCATCCACATCTTCTCTATTTACACCTTTATAATCAACCATACCCCAAACAGTGTCAACGGTTGACCATGATTCAGTAGGGTATCCTGTAGCGGAAGCCGTTCTACTAACTTGCTCAATTAATATTCTTTCTCTCAATCGTCCTATTTCTTCTTTCTTGTTGTATCTCATTAGAATAATTGTACGCGATATTGATCAAGTAAATACTCCGATGCAGTAGGTAATTTCTTAATATAATCTTCTCTATTATCGTAACCATCTGCTATCATCATTAATACAGCCTGTCTTATCTGCATTGGCACAGCAGATGGCTCTGTGCTATATCCTGCCGTGTATGTAATTGTTACATCATTAATATTGCCATACAATGTCGGCCATGTTTTGCCGTATGCTAAAGCTAATCTTCCAGGCTTTAAAAAAGTATCTACAACATAATTAGCGGAATTGTAAGTTTGAACGCTATTAACTCCATCGTTATATTGAAATAAACTAACGGCAATTACTGGAGAAACAGATAAGTAAATAGTAGGGTTATTAAGTCTATCTAACTTCTCTGTTATTGTTTGTGTAATTAACGCTTGATTAAGATAACGCTCTGCAACTTCACGAGCTGACTGCAATAATGTAGTAATTAAAGTATCATCGGCAGAAGTATCTACTTTAAGATAATTCTTAACTTCATTTAATGTCCAAATTTCTTTAGCAGGTGCCGTTGTTACTTTCCAAGCCATTTAATTATATTTTAAAATGGAGGACTATATTTCAAGTCCTCCAAATTAGATCCCAATATAAGATTACAGATTCTTCAAGTGCTTAATTGCAGCCGTATTAAGCAACTTGCCATCATACCTTGCATACATTAAGAATCCTATTTCCATCTCATCCATGAAACGCTCACGCAATGGTACAAGCACATTGTTGGCAACGGCTCGGATTATATACTTACTCCAATCTCCAAAGAAAATAATCTTCGCATCAGCAGCCTGTGCAGATGGTAAATCATTATTCACAAAGAAATTGTAACCTAACAATCTGTCTGGTGTACCTTCTCTAAGAGATGGTTGGAACAAAGGATTATTTGCAGTATCAAAATTTAACTTTCTAACAGCAGATAAAATATTATCATGCATCATGAACGCAGCCGATGGGCTATTTCTGTAAGCTACATCAACAGAGTGAACCAAGTCAACCAAGTTAGCAGCAGTAAACGCGCCAGTAGTTGCAGATTCTACACCAGAAGGTGCAACATCTCTAAATCCTGTTGGTTTTCCAGAACCATCACCAGTAGTAAATGCAGTGTTCAACGCTCTACCTAATCTCTCGCCTAACATAATTGGTAACTCACTGTTCAATAGACCAAACTCGTCATTTGCCCATTCAACAGATACCTTTACTAATGTGTTACAAACGTGAGCTGCAAAAGTCTCTCTTGTAAAGGTCATATCTTGTACAGTTACTGCTGCTGCCTCTGTATGCCAGTTAGCACTTGTTCCTGTATCATTTACCTTTGGCCAGTACAATGTACCTGCTTGTGGAGTAGTTATAATACGGCTAACTTGTAACATTGGGCCATAGTAAGCCATTGTTCTTTCCAACTCGTTTGAGAATTGGTAAGGAATAACGTAACCACCAGCCAAGCCACTTTCAGAAGTGGTAATAGTTGCCGTTCCACGCATTTCACGAAGTAAGCCGCGCTCTGTGTTGTTCAACTCTCTCTTAGCAATCGCCTTCATGAATGCAGAGTGGTACTCTGGAGACTTTACAATCTCTCTTTGATCCGTTGGCAATGCGGCAAGTGTGTCTTCAATAACACTAACTCCTCTTGACTCAGAGTTGATTTCATTCCATCTTTCTAAACGTGAAATCTGGTCTGTATAACTTTTAAAAGAACCATCTGCTTTATCCCATTGTGCGGATTCGTCAGCAGACATTAATCTACCTTCGGCTGCGGCTCTTTTTTGTAGGTCTTCCATTATTGCGTAATCGGAAGCCCGCTTTTCTCTTAATTCCTTTGCAGTCATTATTTTGTTTTTAAATTTAATAAGTGCAGGGCATTCCTGCGTAATTCGTTCTGTATATTAATTTCAGATTTTACTGATATGTCAATAACGCTTTGTAAATCTTCATCTACCTTTCCTGTTATTTGCTCATAACTGCGCTTGGCAACCATTGTATCTGGATTAGCCGGATAAGTAACTGGAGAAACATCATATACTTTCTTTATGCCTCTAATCACTCTCTTTGGTTTCATTCCCTCTCTTTCTTGCCAGTCTTCTGCCTCAACACTAAAAGCAAATGATGACTGGTAAACATCGCCACGTTTAACCATTTCCAAAAGATCATTACCTAAAGTAGTGTTTGGTGCATCAAATTCATATTCCATAGCATTACCAGTAACCTTTAATTTTAAAGTACCGGATTTAGTCCTTGCCAAAACCATGTTAGCATCGTGATTAAACAATGCTACTACATCTGTCATATCTGAATTGGTAAATACATCTTGGCTCATTTCTTCGTCATACCATCCCATATCATAGGCAGAGTTAAACACGGTAGCAGTGCCTACTATTGTGCGAGATTCTGGCATTGCCCTAAACTCGTAATTTATACTTCTCTTTTCCATTGTTTCTTCTTTTGACCTTTCGTCCATTATTTTATTAGCTGTTCTTTCTGCCCAGGGCAACATCGTTGAGCCACCCCAAGCGTCATACATGATTGAACCGCATATTTCATTGTCATTCTCATCAAAATATTTGCCTTGGTCATATACCTTGGCTCTACTTAAAAAACTATATGTTCTTATAACCTCATCCTCACTTAATGCCTCTCTTCCACTTAACTGCCTTGCCCTTGTCCAGCCTACACTTGTACCGCATTGGCTACCATTATCTTCTTTATGCTGCAATGCTTTCTTTGCCGCATTGGTCGCTGATTGTGGGTAATTACTGTACGGCATCTGTCGTAGGTTCTATTTTTATGTTTGATGCTAAAGGCAATTCATAACTATCGCCACCGGTGTAAGGATTCATATTCTCTTTAATCCTAATTTCGTTAGGTGACATAGCTAATACATTACGCATAGCAGTATAATAAGAAGATCTCGCTGCAACATCTCCTCTAAGTAAGCCATCAAGATTAAATCGAGTGCAATAAGTGTACTTTTCTGCCTCAAAAAATATCTTACGGTTAAATTCTGCCTCTATCGTTTCGCATAATGGCATAATGGTATAGTTAACAAACATTTGGCTCAACTGCTCCATGTTGCTAAATGTTGCCTTATCCATATCTTCCAATAAAACACCTGGCACACCTGTTATGCGAGCAATGTCTGCAATGGTAGCTTTCTTAGTTTCATTAAATGCTGCATCGGCAGGATTAAGTCCTACTTTCTGAAAGTCCATGCCTTCTTCTAAAATAGCAGTGCCTCCAGCATTTTGACTGCCTCCAAAAGCACGATTAAAAGAAGATTTTAATCTGTCGTATGCCTCATTGGTCAACTTGCCAGGATGCTTTAAAACACCATTTAAATGCGCTCCATTCTTGTAAAAGTTAGCACCATAATTTCTATTTGCTAAAGCCAATCCGTAGTTATCTCTGTGTAAGTCCGGCATAACAAAACCATCTATACCATTCCATGTAAGGTTAGGTATATGTATGATGTTATCTGAACTATATTTTTTATTATTCTTCTTATTCTTAAATAATAACTCGCCTCTGGTATTATAATAGCTTTCCATTTGTGTAGGATCAAGTATCAAAAGACTTGTAATCCTTTGGCTATTTGCATTTCTATTAATAGCAGCGTAAAAAACACCATGGCTTAAATAATGCAGAACCATTGTTTTATAAAACGTGTGAGCTGTGTAGAATTGTGAAGGCTCACGGCTAACTACTTTGTAATTAGGATGCTCCTTTGCTATTCTTATACTTTCATCTAATTCTTTTTCTATAATATCAAAAGGAAGGGATGCAATAACACCTCCAAGTATTTGAGTAGCACGGTAAAATGCAGGAAGACCTATAATAGAATATTCATCTACCGCTACACCAGCAGCAGATCCTCTTTGAAACAATGCGCCTAAAGTATCACCATTAATTGGTGTACTTGGATTTTCAATACTTGCGCGAGTATTGGAAAAAAAAGACCGCATGGAGTTAATTATTCCCATGCGGCAAATATAAACCAGAATAGTATGAAGTAACGGAGTTAAAGTAACAAGTTAAACAAAACGCATTACCATATAATTACTTTTTGCTTTTCGAAAACTTTCATAAGTCTTATACTTCTCATCTAATCCAAACTCATCTCTTTCCTCCTCCAATTTCTGCCATGCCTCTTGATGTGTACGACATTCTCCAGATAACTCGTAAAACCTATGAAAATATCCGGATGTTGAATTAATCTGTCTAACTTGTTCAGCATATTCATGCTTTGCCATTAATTTCTCCATAATTAAAAGGTTTTTATTTTAATTAGGTACATTTTATAACATCAACAATCCTCCTTCTCTTTCTTTCCCCTCATATATCGTTGGTCTATCACCTTGCATTATCTGTGCGTAAGCCATGACCATTGCCACTGCTCCATCCACTTTCTCTGTGCTTTTAGCTTTATCTATCTTTATATTGCCAGCAGGATCTAACCGCAATATAACATTGCTCATCATCCATTCAAGCACTGGATTTCCATCATGTGTTATCTCATTAGATAAAAACAACTTTTCTATTTCTTTAGTTGGTGCAGACATAGAAATAAAACCTTGCCCAAATGGCTTCATGGTTGCACCATCGTTTGTGAGCTGAATAACAAGCTGCGAGGCATTCCATCGGTCAAAACAAATACACTCTATTTTATATTTAGCCGTTATTTCAATGACTTTGTTTTTTATGTAATCGTAATCGGTTACATTACCATCTGTCATTATTAAGTGTCCATCTTGCTGCCATTGCAAATAAGGTACACCATCACTTAGCGATCTCTCTCTAACATTATCCTCTGGGCAAAAGTAGTAAGATTTTATATGTGGTTTAGTTAATCCTTCTTGTACCGGAAAACAAAGTACAAGTGCGCAAATGTCACGAGTAGAGGCAAGGTCTAAGCCAGCATAACACTTTTTATTATACAGCGTAGCATCATCAATAAATAACCTGGTTGCATCAATGTAAGACTGCGAAATCCAAACGGAGGAGGTAGATGTCCATACGTTTAGATTCTTAGTCATAAATTGTATTTGCTTTGCTGCTCCTTCGTTCAATGCCTTTTGGTATTGATTTTCCATGTAGTCGATGTATGGAGTTACACCAATATTAGGATTGCTTTTTGTCCAATTATTTTTATCCTGCCAGTCATCGCCTTCATCAAGACAAAATAGTAACGGAAAAACAGACTCATCTATTTTTCTTTTTTCTAAAATGTCAACCATTACCTTCCTGTACATATAGCAGGGAGATTCTCTATTAAACCCAGCAGTAGTTGTTATTAGAAGTAATGGTTGCAATCTTGATCCCATGCCAGTCTCCATGACTTCCAATACATCGCTTGTTTTATGCGCGTGGTATTCGTCAATAATGGCACAATGTGGGTTTAAACCATCTAACGTATCAGCATCGGCACTAACCGATTCAAATTTAGTGTTTGTCGTAGGTACATTGCAGTTATACTTTAAAACATTAACTAACTTGTTAAATGTCTTAGAATCATTTTTTAAATTCTTTAAAAATACTTTAGCCGTATCAAATGCTATCCTCGCTTGATCCCTTGTGGTTGCAGCCGTGTACACCTCCGCTCCCGTTTCATTGTCTAACAGGAAACAATAGACTGCAATCGCAGCTGCTAACTCCGTTTTGCCATTCTTCCTGGCAATCTCAAGGTAAGCCTTGCGGAATCGTCTGCCACCAGTCTTTTTCTGCCATCCAAACAATACCTTTATAAAAAACTCTTGGAAAGGTTGGATGTTAAATCGTTGCCCGGCAAACTCGCCCTTGGTGTGGCGAAGAGCAGAAATAAAGGAGAAAGCCCTGGTTGCCTTCTCCTGTGAAAACACATACTCCCAATCGTTATTTTTTAAATCAGCTAAATGCCTGTCAACTGCCAGCCTTGCATAGTTGCCAATGTTTAAACGCCCCGAAACAACATCCTCAATAAATTTCATTTAGGTGTTTTAATTTCTATGGCAATAAATCTGAATAAGAAAATAAAACTAACAAATCCAAGTGCCTCTAAAAAGTCTATATAATCAAACCAAAAGAATTTAACGAACAACCAATTCCACAAATAGTAAAATGGAACGGCTAAACCTGTGACCATTATACTCATAACGATTATAAAGGTCAATGTTTCAGAAATGCTTTGTTTCATTAGTTCATTTTTAAAAGTTTTGCAATCTCATCGTCTTCATCTTCGTTACTATCTCTAAAGTAGTCCAATTTTAAACGGCTTCCAGGATCTAAGCCTAAACTCTTGCTTATCTCCAAAAACATATCCATAGATTGCTTAAATGCAGTCCATTCTGCAGAAACTTGTCTTGCACCGTTTGGATGCACCATGACTGCGCCCGAAACTGCAAGAACCTCGGCATTGTAAAGCAAATGGCCAATGGCACGCGTAGCAATGCTCAAAAAAATGTCATCAACATCCTTGCTTGCCTTGTGGGCTTGGAGATGGTCTTTTAATTTCTCATAAATCTTTACCTCGTCCTCATTCAGTTTTAGCAGCGACCTGCCGACTGGGCTACCGGAAAAGGATTTGATCCTGGATGGTATCAAAGTACCTTGTAATTCTTTTGCTTTTAATGATTTTGCTCTCATTTGCTTTTGCTTTTGTATGTTTTGTTAAACCCCCCTTTTGGGCATTGAATTGATGTCTTCCTTTT